GCAGGAGGATGTATATGATCTACTCTAGGTTTTTGTAACTTGGATAACTGTGCTTTCGCTTTACCTAAAACATTTGCACCAGCATTCTTTAATCTTCCTACTATTCCACCACCAGCAAATGCAGGAACTAAACCACCACCATTCATTCTAGCACTTGCAGATATGTCAGCACCTAAAGAATCTAGTTCAACCTGATTCTTGAGATCTAATAATGCTTGTGCATGTGGGTTTTCTGCAAAAAACTTCTGCCTATCTTCTTCTGTTGTTTGCCTCATTGATGCACCAAAAGTAGTTTTACCATCAACTGTTTTTGATGTTGATGTGGTCTCAATACCCCTATCAAGATCTGTAAAAGTATCTGATGTTTCTTTTGTTCTTGGACCTGGACCCATCATCTTTGTAAGTTCCACACCTGGAGCATAAGTTAGATTATTTAAAGGTTCCATACCCTGCATTGCTCGTTCTTCATTAACATACTTAAGCATATATGCTTCTTGTTGTTGTCTCTCTTTTGGATCAGTTACGACACCTGCTGCCTTACCACCACCACTAAAACGAGGAACACCTAAATTCATTCCTTTACCACCACCCTTCTGCATTGTTGGAATGTTTGTTCCACCAGCAGCAGCATTCATACCTTCTAAAGTATTAACTCCATACTGTTCGACTGCTCCCTTACTCATCACAAACTCACCAGGAGTTAGCATAGCAGGAACAGTATCCTTATCCCCTGAACCTTTAACTTCACCACCCTTATTAAACTTCGGAACATTTTGATTCTGAACATCTTGAGAACTCTTCTGAAGATTTGATACCTCTGCAGGAGTCTCCTTTCCTGGCATACCACTGTCTTTCTCTAAACTATCTTTTGCATCTCCCCCTACATTTTCCATATCCTTTTTCAACCCAGCCTCACCAGTCTTTATCTCCTTATCAATATCCTTTCCAAATCCAAACACAGACTTGACTGCATTAATTATTTTAGGTATACCCCATGCCAATAAAGCAACTAATCCTACAGCAAAAGTAATTCCTGGTCCCACAATTGCCATTAACCCTGCAACTAAAACAGGCCACCAGTCAGCAAGAAAATTAAATATACTTTTTACCTTATCAGTATTTGCAGGATTAGAAAACCATTCAAACAATTTAAATGCAATCCTTCCCAAGAATATAGTCTTAAAGAAATCAAATATCTGTCCAAAAAGACTCTTAACAGGTGCAAGAATTTTCTCACCAGCAGCTTTAACTGGTCCTAAAAACTTCTCAAGTCCACTCTCTCTTTTCTTTGCTTCCTTCTCTTCATCAGATTTTCTTGCATCTTCTACTGCATCTTCCTGAACTTTAGACTGTCCAGTTAAAGAGTCTTTAATTCTATCAATAGATTCTGCAATCGCTTTAAGTGGACCTTTTATTCCCTCCAACATAGGAGATTTCTGTGAACCTTTTACTCCATCCAACTGTGGTTGCTGTGCATCTGGTTGTGCAGGTGGTTCTACAACATCTTTTGAGAGTTCTCCTTCAGGTTGTTTATCTCCTAACTTAAATCTTCTCTTTCTTTCTTCAGAACTTAAATATTTTCCTGATTGATCTTTACCAAATACTCTTGATGAATAACCAATATCCTTTGCCTTTATCTTTTTCTTTTTAACTTTGAGTGATGGTTTCTTTTTCTGTGGGATTTTCTTTCCTACAGGTGTTGCAGGTCTCTTCTTTTTCTTTGCTGCTGGTTTCTTCTTCTTTGGTTTGTCTCCAAGTATATCATCTAATATCTCATCTATACCTTCTTGTGCCTGTTCCTCTGCTGCCTGTTGTGATTCTAATACACCAACCCTTCCCTCAAGACCAAGCACCCTCACCAAAGTTTTCCTCTGCATTGCAAAGGACTTACTTAATGTCTTATGCAATTTAGCAACTTCTATACCTAATCCCTTTTCAAGCCCACCAACTTTACCCTCTAATTTAAAATGAGGGTCATGAGCACTTCTTAAAGATTGTATTAGGTTATTGCTGCTAGGCATTCGCTTGTTGCTGTTTGCGTTTTAGTTCCTCTTCCTCAAGATGTTGTTGGAGAAGACCCACATAGATGTCTCGTTCCCAAGGCATCATATTTTCAATCTCTGTTAAGCTATATTTATGGTACTGCATCAAAGCAAAATTAAGTTTGAAGTAACTCTCCAAACTCATATGCACCATCGCTACCCGAAAAAAGATGCTAACCCTTCTAACACTACTTCACTTTTAACTTTAGTATTAGGATTAGTAACTTCAATAGTATGCTTAAGTTTAGGCATAGATTCAAAAAACTTTTCAATCTCTTTGAACTGTGAAGAATTCATTGACTCAAGAAAATCTTTTACCTCTTTCTTGGTACAATCAGCAGTTGCCCAGACTTCATCTTCATTATAAATTTTATCTATACATGTTGCAATCAATTCAAATGATTGATCCATTTGATTACCTTCTTGGAAATCAAAATTATTTTTAATGAATTGTTCGAGTGATGGATACTTCATCTCCATCATCAAGTCATCATCTAATTTAATTTGATTAGTATGATCATCACTTCGCTCAACCTGAATAGAATCCAGATCAATGAAGACAGGAACATTTGTCTCTCCATCATCTGGACAAACAATATTAACTTCTATCTCTTCTCCAACAGACTTACCTCTGATGTTGAGAAATAAGAATTCAATATCAAATGTAGGCAGAGTTTCTACTTTAATTCCTTTTGTAAGGACACAATTTTTCAATACTGCTTTAATAGCATTAGTAATTTGTTTTGTGTCTTCACTTTCTAGAGCAATTACAAGAACCTTTTCTTCTTTAACTAGAAACGGTCTATATTTAATACTCTTTCCTGTTGAAGGTAGTTCCAACTCATACGTCGGGGTCGCAATCTTTGGTAATGGCATAATATCCTATAACAATATCAGTGTATTTATTTAGTGGGTTTATTTAGCGGTTTAATAGTCCAGATGTAATTCCACCAGCAATATCTCCAAGTAAATCATTACCAGTTATATTATCTACAGCAAAGTTAACTAGGTTACTAGCAGCATTTGCTAATGATTGTTGACCAATATTCAATATATTGGAAGGTTCTGTTCTTAATCTAGTATCAACCACATAACGAATATATGTCATTGCAACACTACACTTTAGTAAGTCTGATCCATCATATGCAACAGGCATTGATGTTATCTGTAAAGGATAACTCTTTATAAACTGATATGTCATCGCATTCGCATAGTCTTTCTCAAATTTAGTAACTTCTAATCCAGCAACTGTATATGTATCTGGATACTTTACTCTATAAGTATATGAATTAGATCTAGCAGCACTCTTATCCTCATTAGTAATAAATGATATCCAATCCTCAAAGAACTTAATCGGCAAATAATTTTTAGCATCAACATAGAATGTTAAATCTATTCTATCATCATATATTCTTCTGTATGCATGTCTCTCAGTTACTCCATGAAAATCATTATCAATCTGATGTGTTGCAAGAGAAGAACCTGGAAGACTTGCTTCTGAACACATCAATTGAATTTTACCCTGCCTTTTCTGTCCTCTATATTGAGATAGACCAGCAGGAATGTCTAGTCCAACTTCAAAATGAGAAGTAGTTGCAGGTGAAAGTAAATTTGATTTAATGTCTGAGACTGACCTTTTAATAGGCATTTATAAATACTATTTGACATTATATATTATGTATAATAGATGGCTGAAAGTAAAAAAAGTATCTTTAAACCAACTAGACCAAAAAAGTATAGTGGTGATGTTAATAATATTATCTGTCGCAGTTCTTGGGAATCTAAATTCTGTAACTGGTGTGATCTAAATGAAAATATTATACAGTGGGGAAGTGAAGAGTTCTTTATACCCTACCGTGCTCCTGATGGTAAGACTCGTCGTTACTTTCCAGACTTTATAATCAAAGTAAAGGAAAGTAATGGAGAAGTTAAGACCTATGTTATAGAAGTTAAACCTGCCAAACAAACCCGACCACCAAAGCAAAGAAAAAAAGTGACTCAATCATACATCTACGAATGTAAAACCTATGCTACTAACCAAGCTAAATGGAAAGCAGCAGATGAATGGTGTAAAGATAAAAGAATTGAATTTAAAATTATCACAGAAAAAGAATTAGGTATCCATCATGGTAGATAGTTTTGGGTTTGATAATGCTGCAGAAGAAGCAGAAGATAATCGTGTTAGACAATACTTAAGTGATCTGAATAACAGAACAAATGATCCTGAAGAGATGATGTTGGAAATTATGGAGGCACTAAATGATACAGTAACTCCCATACCAGAAGTAGGAAACTTCTATACTTTTGTATATAATGCCAAGACTCCTGGTGAAACTTATGATCAACATCCTTTGATTGCATGTACTTCATTAGAACAATGGGGTTTCAAAGGTCTTAACTTTCATTGGAGAAAATCAAGGAACTATACGTGGAATGAACTTGCAGGACAACTTTATATTGTTCAGAGAAATGAACTAGATGATCTCCTCACTATACCTTATGGAAAATACATACTTAATCCTCGCTAAATAATAAAAAAAGTATACTATAATGGCAGTTACTAGTCAGATAGCAAGAATAAGAGTCGGTCCTAATGCTAGAAATAAGACCACACTTTATACTGCAACAAAAGTTACTGGACCTACAGGCAACCCTCCAAAATATTCAACAGAGATTATACAATACAGTGATGCAAAAGGAAGTAATGGTGTAGTAATAGGAACACAAGATGAAAATAATCCAGGAAAAATAACATGGAATGATAATGCTTCTGCAACAGCACAGAAATATCAACAAACAATATCAAAAGCATCTACCACCCAAGTCAAATCAGTAAGTAATGATATCGCAACTACTGCAGAAGAAAAAGCAGCACTCAATAAAGTTTCAGGTTCTAATAATGCAGCAGTAAATTCAGGTACAGATTCAGCAAGACCTTCAGGTGGACAAGGAAACCAAGATATTAATACTCACAATACACACAATAGAGGTGGAGCAGGTGGAGGAGAAGATAATAGTGAAGGTATTGGTGTAAATGAGGAAATAGATTCTCAAGATCAAGTTGCTGCTGAATCTGCATCAGGAACAAGAAATAGTTTTGATGCTCTTCTAGTCTATCCAATTACTTTAAGAAAAGAAAAACAAGATACAATTCACTTTACAATGATGGAGTATGTACCTAAAAAACTTGGTGGAGAAGCTGGTCAGTTTGGTGGAGCTCAAAGAACTACTAGTGGAAGAAGCATAGGAAGAGTAGTTCTCCCCATACCTGGTGGAATCAATGATAGCAATCAGGTTAACTGGGCAAGTGGTGAAATGAATGCTGGTCAAATGGCACTCGCAAAAATTGCTCTTACTGGTATAACAGAAGGTCTTGGAAAAGCAGGAGAAGAAGCAACAACTCAAATTAATAAAGCACTTGGAGCAGGTGCAGGTGATGTGAAAAGTGCATTAACACAAACCATTGCAGGTGCTGCTACTGGTGATAATAAAGCACTCATGCAAAGAACTACTGGTCAGGTAATCAATCCTAATATGGAATTATTATTTGGTGGTCCTCAATTAAGAGACTTTAGTTTTGCATTTAATTTAACAGCAAGAAGTGCAGGAGAAGGTAGAACTATACTTCGTATTCTTCGATTCTTTAAACAAGGAATGTCTCCTATCAAATCTGAATCTAATCTATTCTTAAAGTCACCTCATACATTTAAGTTAGAATATAAAAATGGAAGCAGAGATCACAAAGCATTAAATAAGTTTAAGGAATGTGCTCTGAAATCATGTGCTCTTCAATACACTCCCGATGGTAACTATGCAACCTTTGAAGATGGGATTATGACCAAGTATCAAATGACACTAGGATTCACTGAACTTGAACCAGTATTTAATAGTGATTATGCAGAATTCTCCAAAGACGAAATAGGTTATTAAAATGTCAAACTACTTCAGCAAAGTTCCAGATTTTGAATACGTTAGCAGACTTCCCGATGCTAAAATATCAGACTACATTACAGTAAAGAACCTATTCAAGAGGGGAAAATTAAGAGAAGATATCTTTCAAGACTTAACTCTCTTTACCAAATATAAAATCAAAGGTAATGATAGACCTGACAATGTTGCCTTTGATTTTTACAGAGACTCTAAACTTGATTGGTTAGTATTACTTTCTAATAACATTCTAAATATACAAACTGAATGGCCTCTATTAACAAATGAATTTGACAGATACCTAGTAGACAAATATGGTGTTGTAGGAATAGGTGAAATTCATCACTATGAAACAACTGAAGTAAAGAATAGTTCTGGTGTAGTCATTGTCAAAGCAGGATTAACATGTGAATCAGATTACTCTGTAACCTTCTATGATACTCGTGTTCCTGGTTACACTACTAAATCAAATATTGCTGTACCAGTAACTAATTATGAATATGAATCTAAAACTGAAGACGCAAAAAGAAATATATTCTTACTCAAGCAAAGGTATGTAAATATTGCGAAAGATGATATAGATGATATCATGCCATATAAAAAAGGTTCTACTCAGTATGTGAGTAAAACCTTATCTAAAGGAGAAAATATTAAACTGTTTAAGTAATTATTCCTCTGCTAACTTTTGGAAGTAACTTAAAGCATCATCTTCATCCGAACTAGCAGATGCTACAGGAGCAGCAGCGACTGGTTCTTTGCGTTCAAAGTTAGGTTTGAAGGAACGATTGTTGTCCTCCTCAAAAACCTCTTCATCTACACGACGAGCAGGCTTCTTATGACCTAGAACATAATCAAGACGCTTCTTCAGGTCATCATATGACTTGAATTGGTCTGTAGCACTGACAGCAGCAAGTGAATACTGCTTTGTCCATAATGCTTCTAGAGCATCATCATCTTCAAGCAGAGGAGATACTGCATCGAACTCTGACTTATCATAGTTCCAGTAACCATCTTTCTTGACGATCTTCAACTTGAAGTTAGCACCTTGCCAGAAGTCAAAAGGATTAATTGGGGTTTCATCCTCAAACTCTGGTTGCATTGCTTCCATTACTTTATCAAAGATCTTCTTACCAAACTTGTAGAGGAATACTCCACCCTCATTTTGAGGATTGGTAGGATCTTTTACAACATAGATGTTTGCATAGTAGGAAAGCTTACGCTTCTGTCTACGAACAACATCCTTGTCTGATTCATTACCACTGTTCCAGAGTTCACGATTGTACTCTGATACAGGATCCTTGCCACCAGTAGTGGTCAAAGAGTTTTCAATATACCAACCACCTGGTCCTTGAAATGCATGAGAATACATCTTTGCCCAAGGGATGTCTTCTCCCTGTGGTGCTGGTAAGAAACGGATAACAGCATAACCGTTACCTGTTTTGTCTACTTCTGGTTTCCAGAGTCTTTCATCTGCTCCACCACTAGTAGTGCTCATCTTCTCCACTTCTTTAACTAGTTTTTGAGTTAAAGATCCTAGAGAGGACTGTTTTTTTAGGTCTTTAAATGACATTAGATTTGCTTTTAGATTTGGCTTGTGTGTACCCAGTCTACATCTTAAACTGGTCGTTGTCAATCTGTTGTTTCATAATCTCAACCATTTCATTCATATTCTTAAAGAATACATTCATATCAATATTAGAAGGAAGTCCCATAGAGGTTGCTCCTTCTAATATTTGTTCTTTCATTTTCTTGGCTTCAGGATCATCAGATAAACTGACACGAGTATAAAGGATTCTTTGCTTCTCCAGAAGTTTCTCAAGTAATTCTACATGATATTTTTTATCTTCTTTAGGCATAGCTGGAAACTTAAAGACGTTATTGTAAACTTCTTCTTGAAGTTCACTAACCTCTGCCATCTCTGCTCTCACTACTTCTGAATCAAAGAAACTCATTCTCCCTCCGCAGGTGTTTCTTCATCACTTTGTTCTTCAATTTGTTCTAGAACATCAATAGCACCCAACACTTTTAATAATGTTGTGCGATTACTTTCTAAACTTTGTTCTAGTTGTGTTTTTTGTTCTTTTAAATTTTTAAGAACATCAGCATTACTAAGAGCCATGAATAACTATCTCCTTTAAGATTTTTTTGTAATGGGGTACATCTATATTTAGGAACGGTTTATACTTCTTAATCTTTCGACTGACGGTTTCCCACACAGGGTCATTCAGTTTCTTATCAAAGTTTGTTCCATACTCAAATATTATATCATATATTACCATAGTTTCAAGTGATGTGTTACCACCTAGATAACTCTTCAGTATAGGAGGGTGTCCAGAAGAACAATCAAACACATCATCAACCTTACTATTCTCAAACAAAGTATTAGTTTCTTCCTTAAAGACATAAGAAAGTGACTGCACCTTCTTCTTCCAGTCTACATATCGTGCCTCTCCATTCTTTATCATATCACCTATCCACATTGTTGCAGGATCTGTGGTGCTTACAAAATTAGATACAAAGAACTCTTCTACTTCTTTATCATTCTTCTTTCTTGCAAACTTCTCAAACCAAAACCTATCCTTTCTCTTATAAAAAGCTTTATTAGTTGCTCTAGTTTTTCCACGATACTTTATATAATCATAATGATCTTTAGTAAAGTGATTTTTTAGAGCCAAATAACAACGGTATGCATCTGCTGGCATCATTTCATATAGGAAGTTTTGCTCTGGAACTTCTCTTTAAGAAGTTAAGTTCCTGTGCTTCGTATTTAATTTTTTCTTTTAGTGGTTTAGATATTAATTTAGGAACTGCTTCAACATCAATATTATTGTTATCGCAAAAATAAACAATAGCATCGATGTAATTCATATTCTGATTATGTAAAACAAGATTTTCAATTTCCTGTGCAAATTTTGCAGGACAGAAAAATTTACTTTCTAATACTTTTTCTAATTCATTCTTTGGCATTATCTGTCCCAGTATTGTTAGATACAAATTCTTTAATATAACGAACTAGAAGTTTAATATAATCCCCTTTGTTCCTTTTGTCAAATACTTTTACTTCACCACTAGGTGTTACCATAAGAGTGATAAGTTTCTTGACAGGGATACCTGTTAGTTCGTAGTAAGCTGCTGCATAAAAAGTCTCCTGAACAAAGTAATTTTCCAACCACTTTTCAGGTTTAATCTTTTCAGATGTCTTAAAATCTATGACTGCTAACTCACCTTCATACTCTGCTATACAATCAACTCTACCAGCAAGACCAAGGTACTCAGAGTAAAGGGTTCTTTCTATAGCGTGTATATTATTTATCTTGTCCAGATATGGTGCTGCATGATGGAACATGAACTTACTTGCTGGTCTATAATCATCCCAGTTAAGTTCTTTGTTCTCTAGATATGCCTGTGCTACTTCATGGAAGTCAGTCCCACGAGCAGTTGCCTTCTTTGTAATTCTATTTGCTTCTTCTATACCAACTCGCTTACGCCAGTTAATAAAAATCTGTCTATTATAAAAGGATGTCACTGATGTAATAGAAGGAACCCACTGACCATCAGGAAGATGATACAGTCGGCAACCAGGAGTTTCTTTCTTTTCTAATTCAAGATCACCAAGAAAATTACAATGAGTAAAGGTCATAAATTAAGTTCCATTTTAGCAAGAATGTATTCTTTAACTAATCCAGAGCGAACAATGTCCTCAACCCCGAATTCTACTATGTCAACAGAAGGCATGATACGAAGGACTCTCATGAAATCATGGATACCATTACGTTCATTCTGTTTAAGAAGGTCGGTTTGAGTTGCATCACCACAGAACATGATCTTGGAACTCTCTCCTACCCTTGTCATTATACTATCAAGTTCATGATAATTCAAGTTCTGGAATTCATCTACTATAATAATTGCTTTATCAAGAGTGGTTCCTCTAATGAATGAGGTGCTCCAAAAATCAATAGTGCCTTGAGTCTTAAGATTACCATAAAGCATTTGGAAGTCTGCTTCTGTATGCAACTCAAACATATATTTAACCATATGTTTGTATGGAATCTGATAAAGAGATGACTTATCCTCATGATCACCAGGCAGGAATCCAATCTCCCTAGTAGCAACTAATGACCTTACGATGTATATCTTTTCATAAGCACTAGTAGGATCTAAAACATCTTGAAGTGCATTATAAAGAGTGATAAAGGTTTTACCTGTACCAGCACAACCATAAGCAACAAGATTTTTATTATCCTCGTATGCTTCAAATAAAATTCTTTGATTTTGTGTGAGAGGTTCAATCTCTCTCATCATATCAGTGTTAATTGGTTTCTTTCTCTTCATCTGCTTGGCTGTTAAACCTACACCAATAGGTTGATCTGATTTCTTTTTACGTGGCATAATTAGTCTACATCAAAAGCGGATTGAGTTTGAGATTCATAAGATCCCTTTTTAGCTAAACGTCCAGAGATACCTCCAGTTTTGTCAGCTTTCTTGAGGACTTCACCCCAACCAGGATTCTTATTAACAAGTTTATCTCTCCACTCACCAACCTCAACACCTAAACTTGGGGAATTTTCAGGAGTAAAATACCTTTGCCAATCAGGATTGTCTTCTTTCCACTGATCCCAATCATGAACGCTCATTGCGACTTCTTTTTGTTCACCAGTTTCTTTATTAATAACAGGATAGGTAGCCATAAAAGTTTACAAGGGATAGTTATTTAGACCAATCAAGAGCTTCTGAAACAGTAGGGAATTGTTCGGTAAATATACTACGAACTCCTTCTGCTACATCCATATGCTCTTTCTGTGTTCCATGTGCAGAACGTAGGTCAATGTAATGCACCCATGATCTGACAGAACCAGTCATGTAGATTCTAGTAGGTGTTGCTAGTGGGAGA